ATGAGCATCGACCACYACACTTACCGCGTTACATGGTCGCCTGAAGACGGCGAGCACGTGGGATTGTGCGTAGAATTTCCTTCACTCTCGTGGCTTGCCGCCACCCCCGAAGAGGCGCTCACCGGGATTCGCCAAGCCGTTGCTGATGCTGTGGCTAATATGCAGGCTAACGGCGAGCGCATTCCCAAGCCCGTTGCCGATAGACATTTCAGCGGAGAGTTCCGAGTCCGTATTCCGCCGCAGCTACATCGTATGCTGGCGATGCAAGCCGCTGAGGAAGGCGTGAGTTTGAACCGGCTCGCTAGTGCGAAGCTAGCAGCGTCAGGGTAATCTATGTTACTTGGCAAGCTACGAGAATGACATACAGCTAAAATATTGATGACGCAGATGTCAATTGCATCCAGCCGTCTGCGGCCGCACCGCACACACGTAGCGCTGAAGCGCGCGAAGCTTGTCTATTTCGCGCTGGCCGTCCGCTGCGACGGCGAAAACGCGTTGCGCTGGGATTGGGTCGCGCCCCACAAACCCTTATCCCGCTTGAGGGTTCTTCGCTTTGCGGAACACAATCCGTAATAATAGTAGGCTTCTCGAGCCGCACTTCAGCGGGACCATACTGCCCACGTTGCAAGGCAAGCTACGCAGCTTGCCTTGAGTGAGCCGTCAGCGTCGCTCGTTCATCACGCTTGCGCCGATGTAGAGGCTTGGCCGCTCGGTTGCTCCGAGGTGGGAATTTTGCCAATTTCGCTAAGGGGCCGATGGGTGAGGATCAACTTCTTGTACACGCTACCATTATCTGCAAGCTGGGTGACTTCACCGTTTTCTGTCCATCTTCCTTGTCGCAGTAGCTGAGTATGCAGGTCGACTTCTTCCAGAAAGGCATTTGTGTTACCAACAGTAACAGGCAGGCAGTTGTTTTTGCACCCGATGGCCTTGCCTTCGCCCATGCTTATCATCGCATGAACAAGTTGACGTTCCTCCGGCGCGTTAGGGTCGAAGAAGCCGATGACGTCTCCACGTGGCACCTCTTTAAGAGCTTCGGCACTGCTGACTTTTTTGTCGTTGAGTGAAATTACATCGAGTGAGCCAGTCTGCACGTGCATCGAATCATACTCTGACTGGGGAATGATCCCCGCTTTGACCGCACAATACCTGGGCAGATTCCAACACATCAGATTACTTATGTTCTCGAAGGCATTTCTATCCACCAGTTCACCTGTTTCGTCGCGCGCTAAGGCATCTATTGCGACCCTCAATGCTTCCTCGGAGAAGGTGCGATGCTGAGCTTGCGTCCAATTGGACCGAGTCGCTTGGTAACTCTTCAGGGGATTTTCCGTATAAGGGAAAAAGGGATGTGTGCCGTCGGCGTGAAGCAGATCTTGAGGCGTTAATGAGAAGAATTGGGTCCTATTTTCTCCTTCCGAGCCAGAGCTTGAGCTTGGGCGAGGCGGCGGGCAACAACTTGCCATCGCTGCGCTTACATCTGATAAGGTTTCTGCTGCAACTTCGCGTACCCTTGACGACAATGCGGCCAGATTGGTGAGCGGTCCGGATGCAACTTGACGGGTCGCCTGCGAAGTCTGGTGCAGAGGAGCACTCGAACTGCCTGTCTGTATGGACGGCGGGTAAGTAACAGTCGGCGTCGAAATGCGTGACGATGACGGATCCATTGAAGCACCTCCGAAGAAAGGTTTAAGCTCCAATGTATTCACCTGACTGACGCAACACGCTAGCAACGCGAAACACTAACCGACTAACCGAAACGAACGCACGTATCAACTCATATTAAGGGCGCTGATGGGCCGATCGCCACAACCCACTCTGCGCGCCGCCTCCGTTAAGATGGCTCATGCCTGAGCCATGGAAAGTTCCAATTTCGAACACTGTCTAGGATGCGTGCACGGGCCGCTTCAGAGAAACGATTGGCCTCCATAAACTCGATGACCTGAGCCTTGGCGAATAGCAATTTGCGATCGTTAATGGGCCGGAACACAGAATATGTCTGAAGCCCGGTGAGCAGACGCAATAACGCCGCTTCGCCCCTGCCATTGATTAAAGCCAACCCTTGCGGCCATACTCGCTGCGACAGCGCCTCATCCAGATAACGAACACTAGACAGCAAGCCAAGCGCCGCCCCCTCACGCTGCGCCGCTGGCACACGCGCCAAATGGCGCTCGAGCAAGGCCAACTCCTGTGCATGTTGGTCAAGCGGCAACGCCTTGATTGCCGCCACAGGCAGACGGCGAAATGCGATTCCCCACTGCTCGTCTGGCAGCGATAAAGCTAAGTCGCGCATTTGCGCGTAGCGCACAGGCTGCTCCGTTTTAGGCAAGACCCATATGCTGTCCGCCAACGAGCCAACTGCCTTACCCTGATAAGAGGGGGGGAGGCGTAGAGCCTGTTCACACAAAAACGCATACTGTGCGGATTTACTTGGGTGTGCCCTATCCGAATGCAAATGCCCCAGTAGCCCGACCAAGACCGAAATCAGCTCCGCTTGCTGGGACACGTTCAGCGACGGCAGCCGCGCCAAGAGCGCCTGATAACGCTCGATGAACTCCGGTGAGCCGATGTTGAAATCGATCAACCCAATCGCCAGTGCCGGCCAAACATTGTCCTGCTCAGGCTCGCGCTGTGCCACTAAAGCGTGAGCGAAGTCAAATACTTCAAGGCGCTGAGACCAAGGCAAATAACGAAACATCAGCATCAGCGCCTTTTGTATTTGTAACCCATGCTTCGGAATGCGCTGCGCGGCTGCGAACAATCGCTTAAACGCCTCGCCTTGCTCGGCCTCCGGCAACGCTTGCAGACGCTGGCGCAACGCGTCAAGCGGCTCGACGTGCTGCACCGGATCGGCGAGCGTGCCATCCATCTCATTGAGCAGCTGGTTGACTGACGCGAGACTTACGGCTTGGTTGGCTCGCTGCCAGTAGCTGTAGACTAACCGCCTGGTTTGCATCGCATGATACGTACGACGATCGACTGTTGAAAAATTCTCCACGTCTTGAACGGGCACATAGTCACCGATTTGCTGAATCAGCTCGGGCGGCAGGTCATGATATGTCGTGGGCCGGCTGGTCAATGGGTTCGCCAGCTCACCGCTTGCCGGTTTCAGTGTCGGCGGGGTGGCCGACGCGGCAGGCTGCGAACATGACTCCAATGCACACATGTAAGCTTGGTAGTCGTTCAAAGCGGCATTTAGATCAAAATCCATTCACAAGCTCGGCAAAAAGTGAGACACACGCAGCGCAAAGCGCTGCTGCGCAGCAGGCTAGCGAAAAGCGGGCAGATTAGCACAGCAATGAACAGCGAAAGCTAGGTTGCCGGCGGATAAAGTAATGTTAACTCAACAAGCGGGGCTGCTTTATCGCACATTGACAATGTAGGCAAGCTAACCGGACGCCATACGGCTCAAATAAGTGATAAGTGATGGCGCAGGCTTAGCTACATCCCGCCGTCGCCGGCCGCACCGTACATACGTAACGCTGAAGCGCCCGAAGCTTGTCTATTTCTCGCTGGTCGTCGGCCGCGACGGCGAAAAAGCGCTCTGCAACCGCTGCGTCGAGGTCTGCGTAGGCGGTGGCTCCATCGCCCACGCTGGCGGTGCTGGCAATTCCGGACAGATCGTCGTCACGGGTTGAACAGTTGCGGACGGCGACACGCAGCCGCTCAGTGCCAGCAGCAAGAGCAACACGATAACGACGACTGTCGGTTTCATGGGCTTGGCGTTCCTTCGTGAGTTGCGCATCCAGGGCTTCGATTCTCTTCGCTGCTGCTTGGCGGTTCTCCGATGCCTTACGCTCAGCGGCCAGCACGGCATTGGAGATGGCTTTCAACTCCAGGGCGTGCCGCTCACGAACGACAGCGGCTTCGGCATGGGCCTGCGCAAGCTGGGCGCAGTAGTAGAGGCCAAGTGCTGCGCCGGATAGCGTCGCGGCGAAGAACACGAGCACCCAAGAGGGTTTGATTTGCATGGTTAATATCCAGCGGTCCGGCCGCCAGCCAGCGGCACCCCTAGCCGCCGCACTATACGCCAATGGCGTATAAAATATGAGGCATGGAATTCATCGAAACCCCAACACTCACACGCTTGCAAGCTGCTCTACTGACAGACGACGAATATACGGGCCTTCAAAATGTCTTGATGGAAAACCGCAACGGGGCAACATCATCAAAGGTGGTGGTGGAATTCGCAAGCTGCGCTATGCGCTGCCAGGGCGCGGCAAGAGTGGTGGGGTGCGAGTGATTTACTACTGGCTCAGGGACGATCAACAGATTTATATGCTGTTGATCTACCCCAAGTCGAAAAAGGATAATCTCACTGATCGGGAAACCGCTGTGCTGCGCGAGTTTGTAAAGGAGCTGTGGTGATGGAACAAGCATTGCTCGATGACTTAGTGCAAAGTCTGAAAGAGGCCAAGGCGATTGCTCACGGGCAAGCTCCGGCCTCCCGCCGGATCAAGATAACGACGCCTGACGTGAAGACCGTGCGCGAGCAGATCAGGCTGTCGCAAAACGAGTTTGCCCGCTTAATGCGCGTCAGCGTCAAGACGCTGCAAAATTGGGAGCAGCATCGCCGCAACCCGACCGGTCCCGCTGCCGCCTTGCTCAAAATCGTGTTGACAGGGCCCGACACCGTGCTCAAAGCGTTGCATGCTTGATTAAAGTGTATGATTTTTATAGAAAACGGCACTTTTGCTTCAACGGTTTTACTGAGCATCTGTGCCTTCGCCTCGCCCTGTCGGCATGTTACCCACGCATTTTTGAACGACCGCCTCCAGCGCCGACTGCCCTAGGATCCCTAAAGCAGAGGCGAAGCCCACGAGCGCGGTCGGGTGCAGATCGTTAAAGACCGTCAGTGCAGCACCGGCGCTAGCGGACAAAGCCGCACCAATGATCATACGGCCGAACACGAGACGCGCGCAGATGCGCTCGCCACCAACAAGCAGCTTACCGAGTCCGATTATCGCGCCGATAGTCAGTAGCTTTAACAGATCTCTTTCATGTTCGTTCAAGTGCATCATTCTTTCCCGGTGCGCATCATGGTCGCAAGACGGTATGCGCGAGCGCCGACTTGCGTGGCCCACTTTGAGGCGAGCATTCCGTTGGCCGCCGCTTCATAATCACCGCGCTGCATCGCAGCCAGCGTGTTCGCAAACGTGAGCAGCTTGCGGCCCATGTTGAAAGCCATATTGATGATGACGCGCTGGCGTACCGCATCGAGACTACGCCACCACGGCAGGTGGCGATCGAGCCACGTTATCGAACGCATCACATCATTTTCCAGTAGTAGACTGCATTCGACATCACTGATTCCGACATCCGTTAAATTGCGTCCGACGCCGATGGTGGTCTTGCCTGCCGTATCCAGGTAAGGTTTCAGGCGTCGTCCTTCGTCACGGCTCAATTCCGACAGAAGCGTCGGCATATCGAATATCTTGGTCATATGCGCTCGAGTTCGAGGCGATAAAAAAAACCCGGCACAGGGCCGGGTTTGCAAAAAAGATTGTGCTGAACAGGTTAATCTTCGCTACATCTGTATTCATTGCTGTAGGCTTTGAGCGCCTACCTCATTGTCAGTGGCGACAACAACAATATTTTAAAAACAAAAAGCAAGCAGGCGCACCATAGCTGTTGATAGACTTAGCAATTAACATTCCTTGGCTTGGCAATCGCAAGAATATTTTTACCAAATAAACGCCTCGTAAATAAATCCAACACGAGGCTAACAGGAAATATTATTTTATCAAATAAGACCAACGAAAAATGACTCGGCTCACCCGATTTATTTCCAATGAACTTAAAAGCGACTGCCATCATGAAACCAAGCGCATCTCGATAGCTGATTTCCTCGACTTCAAAGCCAGCTTTCTCTAAACTGGCTTTCAACATTGGTATCGTGTACCGGCGATAATGTCCAACTTTATCGTCCATGCTTGTCCAAATTATATTGAATGCTGGAACAAAAATAGCCACACGACCATCTGGAGTAAGCTTTCTCTTGATTTTTGAAAGTGCAGCAACGTCATCTTTGATATGTTCAAGAACATTTGAGGTATAAACCATATCAAACTGCCCTTCTACATCATCAATACATTCGTAAGCGTTGAATTTCCTAGCGCGCAAAGTTTCCCGCTGTTGCAGATCAGGTTCTACCGCCACAGGCTTTATACCAGTTTTTTCCAAAAAAATAGCACTTAAGGTCCCTACGCCCGCACCAAAATCGAGCACCGACTGTTTATAAAATTTATTTTTACAAAAACACCGCACAAATTGCTTGACAATCCAATTATTATAGTTTTTTAAATTTTCCTCGTTAGCAATTAGTAGATCTGCACCAGTATAAGCAATGCTTTTACTTTGATTACTATTCATGAATATTACTAAACTCCGTTTGGTATGCTCATCTGAGCTGGCTAAGCAACAAACCGTTGATCAGCCTGCACATCCCGCCACAAAAACAAAGATACCCTGTTTTTCCAAGTCTGGAAAGTAGCGCAATTTTGTTCAACATAGCATGAGCTGGAATGCAGTACTGAAATGGCCATTACCGATTGGCTGATAGCGTTTGGCAGTCTAGCTAGCAAAGCGGCTCCTAGATCAAATGCCCCGATATTCGATAAAGCACAGTGCGTAATATGGCAGCCTGTCCTCGTGTGCAACGTCACCATCCGCGTCGCTAATTGCAACATTGACATTGGCGCTGTGAATTAATGCCCGGCAACAATGACGCGGCCCATCACCAGCCGTGGCCTGACCCGCTCGCCATCGGCAAGCAGCTTATCCAGCCCCAGTATTGCACCGATGAAGGCCAACGCCAGTAGATTTTTTTCGTGTTCATCGAGTTGCATCAACTTGCTCCGGTACGCATCATGCTCGCCAGACGTTGTGCGCGAGCGCCCACTTGCGTGGCCCACTTCGAGGCAAGCATGCCGTTGGCCGCCGCTTCATAATCACCGCGCTGCATCGCAGCCAGCGTGTTCGCAAACGTGAGCAGCTTGCGGCCCATGTTGAAAGCCATATTGATGATGACGCGCTGGCGTACCGCATCGAGACTGCGCCACCACGGCAGGTGGCGATCGAGCCACATTATCGAACGCATCACATCATTTTCCAGTAGTAGACTGCATTCACCTTCACTGATTCCGACATCTGTTAAATTACGTCCGACACCAATGGTGGTTTTGCCCGCCGTATCCAAGTAGGGTTTCAAACGCCGCCCTTCGTCTCGACTCAGTACCGACAAAAGGGTTGACATATTGAATGTTTTGGTCATAGGCGTTCCAGTTTGAGACTGGTGAACTAAAAAATCCGGCGTAGGGCCGAGTTCATAGAAAAGATTGTGCTGGAAAGGTTTGAGGCCTTATGATTGTATGGTCGCAAGTACGTTCTTTTCTCCCGGCGGCATGTGTTTAACAAAAAGATGAAGCTTATGAAACATCAAATTCACGGTCCCTATTTGACCGGCTATATGTATCAGATACTTGATTACTTTAAGAAAAACGTATCTCCGTCAAGAGTTCTCGACATTCCTGCTGGATTGGGCAACTTCGCACAAGCGCTGGAGCAGTTGGGTCATACCATCGTGAAAGTCGATTTCCGTAAAAAAAATGGATTTGTCAATGCAAACATGGAGGCACCTTTACCGTTCAAGGACGGCGAATTTGATGTAGTAACGTGTCTGGAGGGAATTGAGCATGTCATTAACCCTGTTGGACTCGCCCAAGAGTTGGTACGCGTGACGGCCCCAGGAGGCACTATTATTATTTCCACGCCCAATATCACGAACCTACATTCTCGACTTCAGTTCCTGTTCACTGGGACTTTCTTCCAGTTCGATGCCAACAGCATGCGCCAAACCAATGGGACGCCGATCGATCGTGGGCACGTCAATCCGTTTACGCCACTTCACCTCATTTACATATTCGGCTCCCAAGGTTGCAGCTTAAAGGAGATACGCGTTGACCGGGCAAAGCGAAAAGTACTGTTTCCACTTTATCTTATCCTAAAACCATTTTCTTATTTGTGGACGCGGAAAGTTGTCAAGGGAACGCCCCAGGAAACATACCCAGGAGTAAAGTCCGTGCATAGTTTGTTAACGAGATTTAAGTTAATGTTCGGTCGATCTCAAATACTTTTCTTTAAGAAAAACTAAAATTTTTGGACTGACAAGCCGTTTTTAGCATCAAATACCCCGGTACTCCACAAAGCACAGTGCATAATATGGTGGCCGATTTTCATGTGCAACGCCACCACCCGCGTCGCTAATTGCGACATTGGCATTGGCGTTGTGTATGCTAATGCCCGTGTGTGATGCATTGAGCCAAATTCCGGTGTGGGCGGTACCCGTATGCGCCCCTTGATTGGCGTAGAAGCACCATGTACTGCTACCACTTTGTGGGGCCCTATGTTCAGCTCTATCGTACAAATGGGCATGCCCGGGGTCATTCACATGGTGATTATGGCTTGGGTCGTGCACACCGTGGCCGTGTCCATGATCAATTACCCCGTGACTGTGCACAGGCATATTCTCAACGGAAAGCGTCACTGTGTCCGATCCGCCCGTATCACCGGGCTCATATTGTCCGCCTGCCCCCACGATAAACTTATCACGTAAATCTGCTGTACCGTGTGAGCCATCGCACAGGTACCAACCAGCCCCCCACATAGTCGGGATGTCCTCGGCTACGCCGTGCCACATTCGAATTTCGCCAATTTTATATTGATGCAAAGAAGCTGAAATGGCTCGCGCGACACTTAGCGGCGTCATGATCGTGCTGTTGTCGATGCCAGCGACCGCTTGTTCCTGCGAAGCGATGGCCGATATGACTGAGGCCCATTTTGTCGCGTCGCTCGGCTCGGTCGTGTTGTTATCTACAAGTGATTCGTACACGTCCCATGAGGCTGTTTCGCTTGCCCGGTACCTCACGCGCGCGCGACGGGCATAGGGATAGGCCGTACCGCCATTGTCCTGCGCTGTGATCCACTCCGGCGTGCCAAAAACCTGATATTGCTGCACCGCCTCAGTGATGTCGTGCAAGATGGCATTGTGCTTGTTGCGCTCAATCGGCTTGGCTAATGGATCAATCGCTTGGTCACGTTGGTAGTCGTAGCCGTAGCCCTGCTCATAGCTGACATCGCCGGTGATCTGGATATCGTTTGGTACTGTTTCGCGGTCACCCGCCACAGCAAACGGTTTGACAAAAAATTTTTGTTGCATGCGTTACTCCGCAAAAGTCCCGTGTTCAAAATCCTTGTTGTACTCACCTAAGCCAAACGACGGTCGGGTGACAACAATCCGGCGCACGCCGACGCCTGCCGGGCGCGGCAGCAAATCATAGGTGTCGAGCACGAAGGTCAACCCGGGATTGGGTTGAAAGGTGAAGACATAAACGACATAAGTCATGTCATTCGGGTCAAGCACATAGACCTGCCCCTGATCGCCCAGGAGCATCTTCATAAACTGGTTGATCTCGGGAATCGTGCCACGTGAGACGAGCTGGAAATAGCGCAACCGCAGCACCGTGCGCTTCTGTTCGACGGTGAGACCCACTGTCGAGGAGGACTTGCAGCCGAAACTGCCACGCCCGAAATTCCGGTTGGACACATCGAATCCAAAAACAGGCGTTCCTGGCTTGGTTGGATCCACAGTGACAGCAAGCGGTACGCCGAGAATGGCCGACCAGACCGACAGCCCAAAATCGTTGGCGGTACGTAGGTCAAATACATCGCGGATCCAATTCTCCCAAAACGCGGTGTGATTCTGGCTGTACCATGCTTGCTTGCGCTCCAGCAGTCCGCGCAGATTGTCCGCGTCGTTGTACTGCCAGAGCAACGCTTGTAGCAAATCAACTGAGAAATCGAATGCCTGGATTCTCATTGACTTACCACCAGCGAATTACATGTACAAAGGCCGATGCCGCGATTAGGAATGCGATGAACCAGATAGACCCATAGCGGGATGGTTTCAGCTCGTCCGAGATCATTTCCAGCGCTCTCAAGAATGTCGTACACTTCTTCACAAGCTCTCCTCGTTGCCCTTTACAACGGGTTGATGCAAGAAAGCCCCGACCGCTGCCAGCGGTTCGGGGCTTTCGCCTTTCTCAATGCTGCTTGGCGTGGCTACACAACGATGACCTGAATGCCTGACGGCGCAATCGCTGCCTTCTCCCAAATTCCAAGAGGAATTTCAGTCGTCACATAATTGATCGGCAAGAGATGGGAGACCTCCAGCCGCTGCACGTAGAGGCCCGGTACATAGCGATTAACGGCTGCGGCCAGTTCAAACGGTGACACGCTGGTGCCAACCGTAAAGCCCGTCTCACCTTCAATGCGTTTTTCCGAGTAGGCGAGAATAGCGTCACGCACGGCAATTTGCGGATCGGCAACCGACGAGGCCGCGCGTACCGTGACGCGCGCAAGGAAATCGCGCCGTATCGGACGATCGAACCGAACGCGGTATGATTGGCCCGAAGCTGGGTCAACTGCATTGACTTGCACCGTACCATTCCAGCCTGCGCCAGCGCTTTTGTTCTTCAACAGCGCTTGTGCAATATCGACGTCTGTCCCGCCATCGATGCACACCCAAATCGAGTGTGGCTTCATGACTACACCATCGATGACTTGCGCAACGCTCTCGGTATTCTCGCGAAATTGCAGGCTTTGCACCCCTTCCGTTGCGTAGAGCGCGGAGGTGATTGCTTCACAGAGGGAGACGCCTTGCAGCGCGAGCGTCTGTTTGCGCAGCCTACGCAGACTGGCATCGGATTGCCGACCTCGCCCCAGCTTCGCGTTTTCGGGGTTATGGACAGTTTCCCATCCCAGGACGCTATCGACAATGTGCCGCAACGTGCCGGCGGGCGCAGCAACGGGGCCGTACTCCACGGCGCGAAAACCAACCTTCGCCCGTCCATCCCGCGCCAGCACAACCGTTTCCGTTGTCTCGAATAGCTCGCCCGCCTCGGTGCGTGCACGCAACCCTTGGCGGATCACCGTATTCGGGATGCCGGTCACCTCTACATCGGCGATGCTCGAACGCTGGGCTTTCGCGCGTTCAAGTCCAGTCAACGCGCAGAGCGCATCTAGAAATACGCCGCCCGCTTCGTTCGGGTTGATCTGGTTGGCGAGCGCCGCATTGTTACGAATCACACTGCTGCGGCCCAGCGCATCAGCCGTAATCAGCACACCCTGAGGCGTTTCATCCGCCACCGACAGATCGTCGCCCAATACGCCACGCCATTCATTGCGAACCGTATCGAGCACCCCCGCTGTGTCTGGCACGATCACACCCGTGCGCGTCAAATAGTCGTAGGTGTCAGTCATGGTCGTTCGTCAGGTCAGCAGGTCCAAAAACAGTCTGGATGGTCACGCTGTAGCGCAGCGCGTTGTCCACGATTGCAACCTCGAAGGCCGTAACGTCAACGACGCCGCCTACCGCGCGCAGCGTCTGGCGCGCGTAGGCTTCAAACTGCATCAGATTTGTGTCGTGCCACACTAGATCTCGCGTGGGCATTCCGCGGTCCAGTGCGAACACCATTTCACCCAGTTGGGCTTGCATCGCGTGCTGGCAGTCCTGCTTGACCGCCTCGATGTCGCGCGCGAGGGCGAGGCTGCCGTCAGCGTTGATGAACAGGTCATTGCGTTGATTCGTTGCAAGGCTTTTCAAACCGGGCCTCCACTGATATCGCTGCCGCGTTAAACGCCGTCATGCCGGTGTGTTTCGGCCGGTGTTTCGCCGAACGTCACGCCGCCGCGCCCGGTCACGCGCCCTTCGGCCGTCAGATTGCCCGTACAGTGCACATTCGCTGCCTCAAGTTCGACCATCGGCGCAGTCAGCTTAAGCTTATCCGGCCAGAGTGCGACGCGTACCAAGCCATCCGCGCTTTGCAGGACTGCGTTCGCTTCATCTTCGTCGGCCAGCGTGTAGCCGCGCATCACATCCGGGATGAACAGGCCGTCAGCAAACGAATGCAAGCGCTGCGTATTGGGTCCGGCTTCGGAGCCGGATTGAAGATATAGCGAGATATCGCGGTCGCTGGCCTTGATCCAGCCAGCGTCGCCGGATTTGAACGGAAACGACATCACAAAGCCGCCGCCGCCCAGTGCTAGTACGGGCACACAGGCCAATGGCGGCCGGGATAATGTTCGGTTCTCGGTGGTCAGCATCATGATCTGCGGTTGCACTGTTGCTACATTGCGGTTGCGGTCGTAGCCGACAATCTTTGCGGGCAGCATGTCATCGACGCCCTGGATCAGCTTCTTAAACACTTCGCGCAGCGTGCCCGCTAATCCCCCTGTGTTCGCCGGATCATGACTTGGGATGGTGTAGTCACTCATCAGTGGGTATCTGCACGTTTGGCTTCCGCGATCCAGTAGAACGGGGTGTCGCGGTTGGCAAGTTCAAAATGCAGCTTGAAGATGACGTAACTGCCGCTCGTGGCTGGATTCAACTTGCTGTCGATGGTTAATGCGCCGCCCAAGCAGGTCGTGGTATCAAACAGATACTTGACCTTGACGCCCTGCTCGGTGATTTCGGGGATGCCGATCATGCCGGTGGACTCGCTCAGCACACGTGCCTCGCCGCTCAGCGCCACGTTGTAGTTTTTCACGACCAGTGTGTTGTCATCGACATAGGCGTTCACGCCCCCGGCTTCGCCGAGCCGGTCTACCTGTTTCAGCGCGCCGCCGGCAAACGCGTAGTTCGCGATGTTCTTGTCTGTCGCCTCGAAGCGCAGCGTGAGTCCGAGATCGCCCGCTATCTGTTTAGCGATGGCCGATAGGGATGCGGTGCCAGCCTGGCTGCGCGCAAGGATGTGGCCCTTCTGAAATTGCCCGGTCGATGACTTGAACGTCAGCGTGATGTCCGGCGGCTGGGATGGCAGGCAGCTGGAAATGTCGCCGACAAACACGCGCGATGCGCCAGTGGAGCGTCGGCCTACGTCCAGCACAATGCGCTTGGGCGTACGATTCAGGTTGAACGGGCTAGTTTCCGTCAACAGGTATTTGCGGTCCGCTTTGGACAGATTCGAAACACGAATCTCGGCTTCATTTTGCAAGGCGTTTGCGAACTTGGAGCCGGTCGCGCTAATCGCCAGATCGTCATATGTCTTCAGTTCGCCGTTAATTTCGATGCCCACACGCACGATACGTGGATCGAGTTTATCCATTGGCTTCACTGGCGAACCTGCGCAAGCTCGGCACCGCTGAGGTACACAAGCTGATGCGTGCTGTTGAACTTTGTGTAGTCGGGATATTCCTCATCCTCCGTCAGAAACACGAAGTTGCCGGCGCCGTCTTCTAGATACCGGAACGGCAGCACAGGCGTACCAGCAGCACACCGAATCCCTTGCACAAGCATCTCGCCGTCACGGGCAATCGTCGCGGCTATCATCCCAGATAGGGCCTGGACCGTGATTTCGTAGCGGCGTGAGTCGAGCCGAATCGACAGCGATTGATTAGGGATCGCATCGAGCGGAATTTGAATCATGGCGATTACATCAAACGAAGACTGCTTTAAACGAAGATGTCGTGAAGCGTAGAGGCTTTCCTTTTCGCAGGTTTTCCAGATTGCTCGCCACGCTGCACGGTGGATGCGTGTGTCTTGTCCTTGACTTCCCGGACGGACAGTTTTTCGTATCGTGCCGTAACGACCCGCACTTCCTTAAGCTTCAGCGTAAGCACGAGGGTGCCGAAGGCATCAGGCTCTTCCTCATGCGGCATTTCTACGATCAGCATGTTGGCGTAGCTGCCCGCCTTCGTCTGCACCGTCAGCGTGTCACCCTTTCGAAACATCTCACGGATTTGCCGATAAGTGTCCCGATATGTTGCCCCGGCCAGCATCATCTTCAACTCGATCTCAACCGGCAAGATGATCCGGTGGTCGGTCATCGTTGCGCCCGATTCAATCGGATGCTCCATTGCTTTTGACGCTTCCTTGACCGTCGCCTTTATCGGCCGCGCGTCGCCAAAAAGCTGCTGAAAGCCTGCATCGAACACGCCGACGACATCGACGGCGGCGGTCGGAATGAATCCGGTAATCACGCTGCCACTCCGTCATCAAAATGGTTCAATGTCGTACTCAGCTCCTGCCCCAAACCACGGCTGAGGGCCTGATTGACCGCATCGCCGTCCGTGGCCTGGGTATGGATCGTGATGGGCCCCGTCTGCACATTCATGCTCTTGCTCACACTGCGGTTTGCATGCGTGATACTGGCTGAGGTCTGTGCCGCCAGCGGCGTTGAAGTGGCGGCCAGCGCCTGTTTGCCGGCGATGACGCCAGCATGATCTGCGGCCGCTACGCCCTTGGATGCTGCTCCACCTTGCGATGGCACGGCGTCCCCAAGGCCGAGAAAAGATTTCACCTGCCCCAGCGCGCCACTCATGATCTTCAAGCCGCGTGAGGCAAAGCCGATGACGGTTTCAATCGCTGCGGCAATCCCGTTCCACGTGGCTTTGACGGTGTGGCCGACCTGATCAAATACATCACCGATCAAGGTCATAACCGGCTTAAGCGCGGGTATTTTGTTCAGCAGCTTGTCGAACGCGGCACGTACATTCGCCGAAAAGCGCTCAAATGCTTTCTCAGGCTCGTCAATCAGATCGGTCATGAAGGTCAGTCCAGCCCTCACCAGATCAAACAGAAACGAAAACACATCCGCAACCCCATGCACGATTTCGCCAATAATTGGCCAGCGTTTCGCCATCTCGCCGATCAGCGAGTCGTTGCCATCGAGAAACGCCATCACATCCTCGTAGGCCAGCGCGAACAACGCACCGACCGCTGTAATGGCCGCGCCGATCAGCAGATAGGGCGCGACCAGCGCAAGTGTCGCGGTGGCGGCGCTCAAGACAGCAGGCAAGTACAGCGCCGTCAGTACCATCGCCAGTCCGATGAAGGAGCCTTTTACTAGGTCGCTATGGTCTGCCAGGTAGGCCGTGAGCGCTTCGAACTTCTTCAGCAACCACGTCAAGGCGGGTAGCACTGTGGTCGAGAGATTCGTGAACATGTACTGAAATACCTGTCCGAGATCACTTAAGGCGATCCTGGCCTTGCCGAGTTGCTCGGTGTATTGCTTTACCGCTTCAGCATCAGTCTTGTTGACAACGCCAAGCTCTCTTTGCCGCTTGATTTGTTCTTCGAGCGCTTGCCGCCCTTTCTGCAACAGAGCGATGGTGGCGTCGTCCAGCCCCATCTTTCTGCCTAATGCGGCGGATTCCGTTTTGTTTAAACGCTCAAACGACTGGGCGAGATCCAGCAGCAGTTGTGGCGTGGCCTTGACGTTGCCATTCAGATCGCGAAACCGCACGCCGAGCCGTTGTAGCAATGGGCCAATGTCACCTTTGCCAGTCTTAGCCAGTTCAGCGACCTTTTCATTCAGGCCGGTAAGTGTCTTTCGGAATGCCTCGCCACTGCCGCCGCAGCGCTCGGCCGCTTCACTCCATGCGTGCAATGTCTCGACCTCGACACGTAGTGCCTCGGAACTCTGACCGAGCGCGTCGGCGCCGGCCACAGTGCGCGCCACGCCGGATACCAGTGCGCCCAACGACAAAGCACCAGCAATCGCACCGGTGGCCGCCCCGATTAGCGACTTGAACGACTTGCCAAGTTGGGTGGCCGCCATATCCGCACCCTTGATCTTTTTCTCAAGCTGTTCGGTCGCCTTTTCGGCTTCTTGTGCCCCTTGCTTGACTTCCTGTGCATCTGAATCGAACAGAATATAGAACGTCTCAAGAATGCTCATTTCGATGTCCGTCTGGCATGCTCAGCAGCCAGCCATTCGTTGTAGCGGGGAATAGCGATGCTCTCCCAAAGGATGAAAGCATCCTCCAGCGTGTAGACCGTCCTCAATTCCTGGAGCGTGGCACGTCCTTCAGAAAGGATCGCTCCAACAAGTGCGTCAACGTTTTGGAAATCCACGCTATCGCCTTGCCCTCGACATTGCCTAAGAAAGTCGAGACCTTTCCGCTTGAGAAAAAAGACGTGTTGTAGTCCATCATGTGGAACTCGATTTTCATCAACGTCTCATAGTCCGGCACATGATTGTCAACCAGTGCGGCAGTCGATAATCGCAATTCGCCGTTGTCAAGCGGCACCGCTACGAAGCCCATGATTTTTAACATGAGCGCCTCGTTGGTCTTGTAATCGCCGAGTTTCGGCACCGCACTGATCGGGTATTGCGAAACGATCTCGCGACCTGCAATGGCGGGAAATTTCGACAGGATGTAGGGGCGATCCTCGCCCGCCATCGTTCTGATCAATATTTCCTTGGGCTCAAGCAATAGACTCATGATGTCCCCGTCCGGTTCTCAAAAGCAAAGATGTACGGCTTGCTTTTCATCCGCCCTGCGCTGGCCACACTGCTGGCAGGCATGCCGTCAGTGATGACCCCCTTGGTCAGCGTGAGTATGCGGGCGTCCGGGTAGATCGCTGCCATCGTGATTTCGTCTTTTGCACTCTGTTTGCCACGTCCGACCCGGTTTGCTTCAAGCAAAATCGACATGTTCTTGTCATCGTCACTTCCTGGAATCAGGTTCAACGTCACTGTGATTGGGTTGGCTTTGGACCAGACGATCAAATCGCCATTGAGCCCCATCGCCTTGTCATTCACTTGAATGCTCGGAATGTCGAACGGATCGCCATCGTCGGCGAACTGCGTGACCGTAAAACCGGCGGGAAACGTTTTAGATGCACATACCTGCACCACAAGGCCGAAGCCTGAGATGTTTTCCATCGTTACTCCTGGTCTGGATCAAATCAAGACGTGGCTTCCGTCCACTTTTCGGATGGCATCGTCTTTGCTGTAGATGAGGGTGTAGACGGCCTTATATTCGGTGCGTCCGTCTGGCGTCACACTGGATTGGATTACGCAGTCGAGCCAGTAACCGATGGTCTGGACCTGCCGCCACGCATCGGCTTCACCCGTCATATTGGTGATATACAGCTGCTGCGTATTGTTCAGCTCCTTGCCGACGCTGATCGTGCCGTTGAGTAATGCCTGATTGACCACGCTTTGCAGCGTCGCGATCAGTTGACCACGTCCTTGCACGTTGGCCGATACCTTCGCCAGCGACATCAGCAGTTCCATAATGGCGCTGCCGGCCGCATCCTTAAGCCATTGTTCGTTAGCGTAGACATTCATGTCTGTCGGCGCGGTGGCACCCCCCATCAGCACGCCGCGCTGATAGAAGTCGAGCACTTGTCCAGCCGTTTGCGTGCGGCCGTAGTAGTTCACGCGCAACGTATCCAACCGATCCGATTCAGGCGTCGTCGTCACACTGGGCGTAAGCGCCGCTTGCTGGAACATGTAGTTTTGCACCGAGTTACGACGGCTGTAATCGGTGGCGGCCAGGATCATCATCGGAAGTTGCTCGGGGTATTCGCCGCTTGCGCCGATGAGCGTTAGACCGGTCCCCGCGTAACCTTTGAGCGCTTCATAGTAGGCTGCCGCATCGGCGGATAACACGCGCGTATGGAACTGGTACATCACATTCTGCGCCGCGTTCCACTTCGCTGCTTCTTCTGTCTCGGCTGTGGAAAGCGCCCGCAAGAACGTGAACGAGCCGAAATTGTTGGATAGCTCGGTTGAAGCGGCCAGCACATCACTGATCGTTTCGGCGGCTGCGCCATCGGCGTAGATCGCGCGATCATCCCAACCCAGGATAGTATGGATCGTGCCGGACAGGACAGCGACCTTTACATTGGCACACGTACTGGTGGTTGTGAAATGGAAGCCGTTTTTCCGCGCGTCGAACGTGACCATTGCGCCCTCCCAAAGAGGGCCCTCACCTGCGGCACGAATGGCTGCTTGTAAAACCGATGCCACGTCGGCAAAACTGAGGGCTTCCGCGAACGACAACGGCGATACGGAGTGGATATCTGCGCCAAGCTGTATTGTCAGCTCGCCAGCCGTCACGGCTTGGAATCGAGACAATGGCGCAGTCACTGCCGCCCCAAAGATCATCGGCGCGACGGCGGCATCCACCCAGCGCGCGAAGCTGATTTTCTGCGCGCGCGTAATGTTTTTTGAGATCCAGCCGAAATAGAAAGACGCGCGGGCGTATTCCTCCGAGGCCGTGCCAAAGTAACGCCCAACATCATCGAGGTTATCGAACTCGACCACCGCTTTCGGTGGCAGCAGCGCATTTGTCGTAAAAAAACGCCCGATTAAATCGCGCCGGCGCACACCGGCCGCTGCGCCGACGCCCGATGTCACGTCAACGTACTTGGGAAATCGAATAGCCATCAGTGGCTCCTAGATGCGATGAATGTTTTGCTCGAACGCGTCAACCGATGGAACTCGGCTGGTAAGCGTGCGCAGATGGGTGAGGATAAAATCGAATGACGAGCTGGCTTCGAAGCAATCCCGGTCATCAGCAAAATAAGTGTGGCGAATGTCTTGCACGCGATAGAGGCCGACTTGATGCGACTGCAACGTGTGGCGCGCAGCATCGCTTTGCAGGATGCACGCGATCAGGTTCAGCAGATCGGATGCCGTCAGCCAATCAGGCTGCTCAGGCTTTTGCGGTGCAAGTACGTTCACTTGGAGCGCAGTGTGCATCCACACCGACTCGGTATGGACGAACTGCCCGGCTTCGCGATCCCAGACGCTTTTGCGCTGCGGAAAACCGTACCGGTAATCGCCGATTTTGTTCAAAAACACCACCGGGCCACTTGGTGTGCCTTGTTGCGTCGGCTGGTACTGCTGCTTGATGGCAATGTCGGCAATGCCATTCGCGCGCAGCCCGTCACGAATCAACGGCAGCAGAATGCGGAACAGTTCGTTGTCTGTCATATCTGTACGCAAAGCGCGCCGTCCCAGCCGTCGATGTTGAACCAATCGGCATCCGACAGCAGTTGATAGCGCTGACCGGCAAACTCGATTTGATCGCTCGATCGGTTGCGTGCTACATCCTGTAACTGCGCACACGCATACAGACGGATGTAGCGCTTCTGAAAATCAAGGCCAAGGTATTGGTATAGGTTCCGGTCTACAGCTTGCACGCTGCCATACAGCGGCACAGGCGGCGCATACCTGTTTACATCAAGGCCCACATCGTTGGTCTCGCGCCCCAAAAATCGGTAATACTCGACACGTTGCTTGCCAATCACGGACAACGCAAAACCGAGCAGGTTAGAGCCTGGCATCACGATTTGTCCTCCACGATATGTGTAAGCGTATTCAAGAGCACACCGGAATCGACCAGCGGCTTAGCCGCAGTTAACGAGACGACGCGGCCTTGCTTCTTGCCACGAAATCTTGCCGTGATGGTGGCGACCTTCAGCGGGGGCGTACGGATTCTTGAGATGGCGCAGCGAATATCGCCAGCTGCTTTGGCCGACACTTTCTCCGTAACTGCGGCTGGCGTGTCCGTGCCACGAAACACCGCCGTATAGCCCTGTTGTGCCAGCTTTACCCATTGCGCTCGTTGTGCCTGAGCCGTTGGGCGCATCGTCGCGCGCATCGGAATGCCTTTCTCGGGCACGCCATACTCATGGATGGCGGCTATATAGGCGACTGGTGTGCCATCCTGATATTTGGAGGATTCAAACCAGCCAACCTTGCCGATATGGCCGCCGATATCCTGCAACGCTTGATGCAGACGTGCACCGCCGGGGCCGGGCTTGCGTATTACCTTGGCCATTAAATTAACTTAGGAAATAGGACCGCCCAATCCAGGCGGCCTAGGCATCAGGGATAGATGCCGTACACGCGACGAAATGCCGATCCTTCCGGCAGCCCGCTAATATAAAAGCCACCCACGGCAGCAGCCGACAGCAACGCGAGGAGCTGCTGCCCATAGGGGGTGAGCGACAGCCACCATTGCCATTGTGACTTGACAGGCGGTGGGGTAAGGGTGACTTGCACCTTGTCCACGGTTGCGGTGGACACCATGCCCGGCGTTTGACCGCCTTTCACTATGTCCGCCAGCGCAAGGAGATGGGCCGTCATCAGATTCAGCGCACGGACTCGGTCATCGCCTTGCAGGTGCCCATGATCCTCTGGACTCACATAGCACGTCGCCGCCGCCCAGGTTGCCGAAAGCGCGGTGTCGGGATACGCGGTTTTGCTCTCGAATGCAGCGAAGGCGGCGCGAAACGCGCTGACATCCCACTGGATGGACGCACTCACGATCATCCGCTCCGCGTCTTAGGGCGCTTTTTCTCCGCAAAGTCTTGCGGTACCAGCGGTGACGCTTGGTCGCGACCGGTCATATCCGCGGCAACCTTCTCTGGATCGGTTTTGGATCGCTCGACGTGGATAAAGCCACGTTTGACATGCCGCTGAAAGGCTTCGTCCTTTTCAAGCAGCGCCAAATCCTCGTCCGTCACCTGCGTTACTACACCACGAGGTGTAATTAAGTTTTTGTTGGCGACGCCCGCACCGCCTTTGATCACGATCGCACGCGTACGAATCGGCAAGTCGTTTCCACTGTTGATCCACACGCCATAGGCGGTATCGCATGTTGCGGTCGAGTACACGTAATGCATGATTGCTCTCCGTTAAAGTCCAGTGCGACGCACGACAGCATACGGCCGCTTGCACATTACGCCAGCCGTCGCATTGGAATAGTCCTCTTCGTAGCCTTTTGCGAGCTGCTGAACCCCCAGCACGCGGAATTTCGCCGGCACGACTTGTACAAAGGTTTGACCGCCGTCGGTCGATTGATCGCTGACGCTTTCGGCGTACAGATATGCGACATTGTCGCCCGCATGAGCTGCATCAAATTCCGGGCAAGACACCACGCGCATCGTCGGATAGGTCTTAGTCAGCCAGTCCTGCACAGACACGCTAAAAATCGAAGTCACTGTCAAATAATCGATGACCGACGTGCCAAGAACAAGCGTCAGTTGTTCTCTTTTCGGGTCGATCACGCCACGCGTCTGGTTGCGCAGATCGGCCACCATCGTGCGAATGTCTGCTGTAATTTCGAGAAAGGTCTTAGACGCCCATTGGGTCGAATTGGCCCCACCCATTGGCAGGGTGACATACGCGGGCAGGCTGGGGTCGTTCAAAAGTCCATAAGTGCGATTGTTTCCATCGTTGTAGCCGTAAAATCCGACGCGATTGCGGTTGATCTCCAGCGCCAGCGTTGCCGCTTCGCGTTTGCCTTCGGCACTATTCACTTTCATCCGCGAAGCGCGTGCTTCTTCGAGCGTGCCAACGCGCATGCCTTCTTCAAAACGCACCACTGTGCGCCGCTCGAAGTTGACGTTCCATGACGACAGCGGCACGTTCGTGTAATCCCCATATGGCACGGATGTACCGGTAAGCTCCATGACGCCCTGCACGACTTCCTCATCTTCCCATGCGCCCGCTGTCGTGATGCCCACGCATTCATCGATCGTGCGCGCCGCCGTGGTAATCGCCACAAATCCAGGCAGCCAGTTTTGTAGGAACTGCTCGGGCGTGGTAATCGTCGGTGTAGTTAAACCGGGTACCAGCGCTGCGTCCATCGCCGCCATCATGCGGTGCACGGTTGCAGCGTCCATGCCAATACCGATACGGGACAGATCCTGATAGCCAGCGACGCTCGACAGCTTGAGCGGCCGTACTGCACGTGGACCGATATACGAATGTTCTTTGCTTTGCATACTCAGTGCCTCAGTTGGTCAGTGTGATCACGGCCAATCCCGCCCCCGTCGATAGGTAGCGCGAAACAAGCGCGTTGGGTACTTCAACGCTGCCGCTGGGTACCTCGCTATCTTCTTCGATGGTGGACAGTGCACCCGTCGTGGTGTCGTAGATAACCACATAGCCCACATCGGCGGCAGCAGGCAGGCTCACCACGATTTCGCCCATCGTGAGCAGTTCACCGATGCTTTGGTTGGGTAAWTCCATCGTTGGCGTGAGCGTACCGGCTGCTGCGCCATACGAGGCATAGTGTTTGGGGKGGACGAGGATGCCCACAAATTGCCCGGTCCCGCCAACTTGCGCCACGCCGTCGCCCGCGAGCGTATAGGCATGGCCAATCACGTTGGGCTTCGAGGACACCAAGGTCCACGGCGCGGCGCGCACCGGGCCATCGGTAAAAAGTTCGCCCGGCACCCCGAAGGCCATGTCGGCGCGAACAGTGGTTTGGAAAGCCATGCTGTCAGACTCCTTGTAAATATTGGTCGAGTTCGCTCGAGGTCGGATGCTTTGCATCCGTACCTTGCCCCGGTTTGGGGGCCTCGCGACCGTGTAAATATCCGTCGAGCGCGGCTATCTCCTGCCCCTTGGCGCAAGCGATACCGAGTTTTGAGACACCGTAGCGCGCCACTTCGACCAGCGTCTTGTCGGCGTGATCAAACGTGCCGATGTGAGCGGACAAGCGGCTGGCCAGCGCATCGCGTTTGCTGATCTCGCTCATGATTCCTTTGGCGGCACTGCGCTCCAGCTGAGCCACGCGCGCGCGTAGCGCCGTGACCTCGGCGGCGTCAACGCTCGCTACCGTCTTGCGCGGCTTTTGCGACTGGGTTTGAGCGGCGGTGTAAGCCTTGCGTAATCCGGCAATGGCGCTGTCCATGCTCGCGCGCATCGCTTTCGGCGCAGTCTTGGATGCAGTGCGAAGCGCCTTAATTGCCGCGTCCATGGCTTGCGCGGTTTCTTGCTCGTCTTCTGTCTCTTTATCGCCCTTCGCCGCCGGGGAATCATCGTCTTCATCTTCGGCAGGCAGCGTGTCATCGTCCTCTTCAACCGGCGTCTTGGTCGGAGCATCGTCGCCGATTACCGATGGGTCTACGTCGCCGTCCGGCGAGGCGGAAGGTGCCGAACCGACCAGCGCCTGCACCAGCGGAATCAGCTGTTTCACCACGTCGGCAAGCGACACGTCTTCATCTTGCCCCGTTGCCTTGCTTGTATTTGTCATGAGTAACTCCTTTGCATCGAATGTAAATGTCATGTGATCCAGGACAGCGACATCGGGTCCCAGGCGCCCTTCGTGGACAGACGCGAGGTGGTTGCCCCGAATCTTTCGCTGAATGGCGTCGTAGCGTTGGCCGTTGTATTGGCCACAGGTAAACTCGTATTGGCAGCGATAGCCGGCAGACAGCTCACGCTTGCCGCTATGGATAAGCGCCGCGAGTGATTCGGAGAAGACTTTGATGTTGCCTTTCAGCACACCATCTTCGTAGTACACGTCCTCACCAATGACACCTTGAATTCCCTTCTTTTCCGGCGCGATATAGCCGGTATCCTCGCTGCCTAGCATTTCGTGTTCATCGACCCACGGCAGCAGCCTGAACGATTCAATGCAAGCAGGATCGGCCAACTCTTCTTCTGGCCGGTAGACCATGTAAATGCGGCTAGGCTCGGGCGCGCCGATTGATCTGCCCAGGTAAGGAAATACACCCACCTTGGAAATCGGGTTGCCTCGGATTTCAGCCCAGCCGTTCGTATCGATGACGCGATTTGTCATGCGTCACCTCGGGAAAAGCGAATGACAGGTATAAAGCTGCATTTACAGTTGGGCTCTTCCCCTGGTCGCACATAGGCCCCATTGGGTCCGACCGGCGCGCCCCTCGCCAGATTGAACACCTTGCCGTCAAAGGCAAGATGGCGTTCGCGAGGATGTATCCCGCCGCCGCTATGCACCCACTCCCCTTGCGTTACGCCAAGCGACATACAGCGCCCATTGTTCAGGCCGTTGTAGACCTTACGTGTTTGATCCAGCGCGATGTTTCGCGCGCGTCGCTTGGTAACGCCTTCCTGTTCCCGTAGATAGGGGATCAGGTCTTGTAGTCCGTTGCCGCTGCTGATTGCACGCATGACCGCACCCTGTACGCCGGCCAGATACCGGTCAGCAATCGACTTGATGAGGCCAACGTTTTCGGCGACTGAACTGGCGAGGATTTCTTTTGTAGTCGATGGCAGGGCTGTGGTTTTTAGAGATAGTCCACCGGACAGGTCACGCAGGCTGCTGTGCAAACTGACGCTGCTTGCCTTATCTGCACCCGCGACCATGCGATCCACGATTGCCTTTGCCTTGAGCGCGAAGCGCTTGCGTACACGCCGGATCAGCGCGTTTGTCATGATGCGTGCCTGGCTCGATAGGCTGGCGTCCTGCGCAAAAAAGGCTTGTGCTGGCGGGCTCTCGAACAGCGCGACAATTTCTTTATGACTGGCAGCTGTCATCTCGGCAACAAGCTGCTCAAGATCCTGCTGGTAGCCGTGCTTGTAGGCCAGCACTGACGCGCAGCGGCTTGCCGCGTAGCACAGCTGGCTTGAACTGATCCGCCCACACTGCCTTTTTGCGAGTCAGTAGCTTACGCGCCATCATCATGTTCGGGCAATTCATGGTTGGAATCGTCAAACGGATCAGCCGGCATGGCTTGTTCGATGCCCGTGTAACCGCTAGTGGGGTCTTGAGTAATGCGGCGGCGCTCATCAATGCCATCGATGGCACCGGACTGCACCAGGATGGCTCCGGTTTCCGCTTCCATCTTGTTGACTTCTGCGCGTTCCTTCGCTGTCATCGAATCCAGCGGATTCCATGCCACCGTCGTCTCAAATGGCGGGACACCAAACTTCGGCACAATTTCCGAGCGGATGACCAGCAGGTGATGACGATCAAGCAGCGGTGTCAGGTCATGCGCTTGAATGCTTTCCAGTTCTTCGTGGTAGCTCGCTTCTTCGAACTCGCCCGTTGCGTTAAAGCCCTTGGGCGATGTGCCGAGCAGCTTGGTGGCCGGCACGTTCGCCGCCGCCGCGACAAGCTGATACTGCGTCATGATGACTGCATCGAAGTCCGCGAGCGCCGTGTCGAACTGCTCGATCTGCTCTTCCGTGCCAACGACCTTGATGCCGTGGTTGTCGCGATAGTGAGCCCAGGTCGCCATCCGTTGCTCGAACTTTGCCTGATTGGCGACAGCATTTTCCACATCCATATGAATGACCGTACTGCGCTTGGACATCGCGAGCAACGGAGCCTCGTTGGCCGTGCGCTCGGAAGCATAGACGCGCTCGAAAATCTTCTGTGGCACCGGCACGCCACCGTAGTAGTAGGTCGGTTTCAGTACATCCGGAACTTCGCCGATGCGCAAGATAATCAGGTGCGAATGATGGATCGGCTTGCCATTGATCCTCCAGTAAGTCGGCTCATAGAAGTGCAGGCTTGTCGGGTCGGTTACGGCCGTCGAGCTTAATTCTGGGACTGCCCAATACGGGTCAATTTGCCGGATGCCTTTGTAGCTGCCGGGTGTCACGCCATCTGGATTAAATGGCTTGGCATAATATTCAGGGTCGGTTGACTGGACCACGAACATGGCGATGCGAATGCCGAATACACGCCCCATGCGCACGAACTCGCGCATCTGGTGGTTGATTCGAAAACGCTTATCCTCCTTGCGGATTGCGTCAATGACGCCCGCATCAACTCTTGTACCGTCATTGACCGTGACCGTATAGCCATTGCGGATTGCATCCTTACCCGGCATCGCGCATGCCTTATCAACCAGCCAGTGCTGCGCGATCAGCGCGCAGAGTTGGTAGCCGATGAAGCTCTGCGACGCGTACCAACCGACCTGCGCGGCTGGCATGTTTTCCTGTCGGAGCATTGCAATACGCTTGACGCTGTTTTCAAGTTCGTTCGCGTCCATGCCGGCGCCAGCGGCGCTGAAATCATCGGCCACCGAGCGCTGAAACGTTGACGCCTGCAAATGTGCCCACGCCTCAGTGTGGCCGACACGCAGATCGTGCTCGGTCGTGAAAAAGCCCCCGGACTTTGGGGTCTCGGGGGCTTGGGGCGGCTCATCCTTGCGTCGTAGCCAGTTGAACATGTCGGTTTTAATCCAAATCGAAGAAGCCGCGCTTGTGCACCATGATTTCAGCGAACGCGCGTGAGCACGCATCGACCTGGTCATCATGCGTGCCATTCGGGAACAGTCGCATTTCGTTAAGCAAGGCGTCGTTCCACGGACCGCGCAGCATAAGCACATTACCGACGTTGATCTGCGCGGCCAGCGGTTCAGCCCGTGTCGCCTTGTCGCCGGATTCTGGCGAGGTGGTGACCGCGTAGCCCGCCAGCTTGCGGGTCAGGTATAGCGCCTGAGTCTTGCCGGCCTGACCCGGGTCTTGCGGCAGGCTAATGCGCACCGATTTGCCATCGCGAGCGGCTGTGTTCGTCAGTGCCGCGTCCCGCTCGTCGGGACCGCAGCGCAACCTCACCACGTCAGCAATGACAAAGCGGCCATCCTCCAGCTTGCCCAGCTTCGCGCCCGCCGTATAGTCGCCGTCGATGGTCGCGGCCAAATCCCAGCCGCGCACCCATTTGATCGTGCCCGCAGGTAGCGCGTCGATTGTCGTGATTGCGTCCGGCTTGATGAGGCCACCATCCGGTGGAGATGGGCGTTGCAGGTATTGCCCTGCAAACACATAGGGAGCAGCTTGCTCCATCCGTCTCAGATCATCAATGGTATGTTTCTCCGGCCATAGCGCCGTGCCATCGTCTTGAATTGCAGGCAAACAAACGTGCTCCCACGATTCTCCGTTGCCACCATCGAGTAACCAGCCTGCCAGGTCGCGCTCATGAAGGCGCTGCATGATCAGGATGATCGGTGTGTCCTTGCTGTTCTTGCGGCTCTCCAGCGTGTTCTGAAACCAATCGATGACGCCCTGTCGAATGACATCGCTCTTGGCTTCGTCGGGCTTGTGCGGGTCATCAATGATGATCGCGCCGCCAAAGCCCTCGCGGTGCTTGCCCGCACCAAAGCCAGTAATCGTACCCCCGGCACCAGCGGCGTACATCACGCCACCCTCGGTGGTAATCCAGTGGCTTTTCGAGTCCGAAGCTAAGCGGCAGGCTGGGAAAACCTGCTGGTAAGCCTCGTGTTGCACGAGCGAGCGCACGTTGGCGCTGTTATTCGCGGCCAGTGGTGCAGCGTAGCTCGCGTGGATGAACTCGGCATCGGGTACCTGTCCGAGTGTCCAAGCGATAAAGTTGACTACCGCGAGTTCAGTTTTTGAATATCGGGGCGGTACGTTGATGATCAGCCGGTTGACCTTACCGAAAAAGACACGCATCAGCGCATCGCAGATTGCTTTGTGGTGCGGGCCGCGCAGCCACTTGTACCGGCGGCGCTGATAGAACATCCAGCGCGAGAAGAAGTACAAGTCCGCTTGTGCCATCTTTGCAGCCGCGAAGTGTTCGTCCGGGCTGAATGGATGCATAGTCAAATCTCATCGGCGATGGTCTTGGCAATCTCCCAGAATTTATCTGGAGGCATGTTTATGCTTTGAATCGGCCCGCCGCCCGTGCCCCCTAGTTCCACACCTTGTACCGGCTTGCCATAACCCCGCTCGATGATCGCCAGTGCAGCCGATAGCCGGTTGCGCTCGTTATCGCCACCCACCATGATTGACTCGATTACCTCAAGCGCATCAAGCGTCTTGGCCTTGCACGCGGCGATCAAGTCCAATTCCTCCTGCGTGCGTTTAGGGCGGCCTTTCGGGTTGCCTGTTTGCCCTTTGGCAAACGGCTTGCCTCGCTGTTTTCTTGCTGTTCTTGTGCTGTTAAGGGTCATAGCTGTTTCGAGTAAGAACCCTCGGCTATGGTCATCGTTCGGAACTTGATTTGTAGTCAAATTGTGACTACAATTGGTTTAACACCCTGATCAAGGAATGACCATGAGTACCGCTGATACCTACGTTCGTGCTCGCATCGACACTCACACCAAGGAACGCGCCGCGAGTGCGCTTGAAGCGATGGGGCTATCGATTTCCGATGCTATCCGTCTGCTGATGCTGCGCATCGCTGACGAACACCGCCTGCCGTTTGAGGTGAAGGTGCCCAATGCCACCACGCGCAAAGCGATTGCTGAACTGGAAGCGGGCAAGGGCAAAAAGTTCGCTAGTGTCGATAGTCTGATGGCAGATCTGCATGCGGACGATTGACCGATCGTCTGCGTTCAAACGCGATTACAAGCGGCAAGCCAAGGGGCAACACCGCGCCACACTGGACGTGCGCTCAAACCGATACTCCTCGCTCTAGCGACCGACCAGTATAAAGACTTGATGCACTGCCGGGGTTGTTGCGGACACTCGTCGGCTTGTCCTGACCTACGACCTGCCGGTCTGGATGGTCGATGAGTCGGTCAAATAAAAAAGCCTGCTGGCTTTCGCCTAGCCGTTCCGTACACCATTCAAATACATGTACATAGCCAGATTGCGGAAACCGTGAGGGAACGGAATCGGCATGATCCACGTCTCTTTCACCACCAGCGAATCGCCCACATCAGCGCCGCGCTACCGAACCCGGCCGCTACAATTAACGCTGCATTAGCCAGTCGGCGTCCCACAATGCCAGCATCGGTTGAATTCATCTTCGCGTCTATCGTTAGCCGATACGGGATCGCTTCCGTTTTTCCAGAATCGTCGTTTCGACCGACTTCACACTTAATGTCCAAAGAAAAAACTGACGGATTTAGCGAGATACCCCACCCCGAAGCACAGCGCCACAATCCATAGCGCCCAAAACCTTTGAGCTGGCATTTCCTTCAACATCATCCGCAACTCCCTAATGAGTTTGCTAGAATTCACTCATGCTTTCCTTCTGATTGTTCCAGAGGGTTAATGCAAGAAAGCCCCGACCGCTGCTAACGGTTCGGGGCTTTCGCTTTTATGACAACTTTTTGGTGGCTACTACACGTTCATACCCTTTACGCCGGGTCAGCGGTGCGTCCTTGCCGTGAGAATCAAAGCTTGACGCACTGCCGGGGTTGTTACGGACACTCAACGGCTTGTCCTGGCCTACGACCTGACGGTCTGGATGGCCGATGAGTCGGTCAACAAAAAAGCCCTGGCCGATTGACCCGGCTCAGGGCTTGAAAATCGCGCCTTTCAACGCGTTGTTTCGTCTGGACGTCAAAATCCAGCCTTTCACAAACGATACAAAAAACTGGGGAAAATGTAAACTTTTATTAAGTAAACTAAAAAGTTTACTTAAGTGTTCAGCGTAGTAAGGTCACAGTGCCCCACCCGAAGAAGGATCTTCCGATGGGCAAGGCGCGCAGTATCCTGAAACAGGCTGGCTTGAAGTGACCAGCAGTTTTTGAGAGGAAACCTATGCTCTACCCACTCTATGTCCATGTGGGCGACGCCAAGCATGCCCATGGTGTCACATTCCCGGATTTCCCCGGCTGCTTCGCTGCGGCAGACAACTGGACCGAGCTGCCAGTTGCTGTCCAAGAAGCGGTCGAAGCGCATTTCGACGGCGATGAAGGCTCGATTCCAGAGCCCTCGCCACTCGAAGCGCTGACGCAACATCCCGAATACAAGGGGGGCGTTTGGATGTTATTCGACATCGATCTTTCCAAAATCAACGCAAAGGCGGTGCGGCTCAATATCAGCTTACCCGAGCGCTTGGTGCAAAAAATTGATTCCGCGGCACAAGAACGGAAGCTGTCGCGCTCTGCTTTCCTCGCACTTGCGGCAGAGCACGAGATGCAGAATGGCGAGCGCCAATCCATGCATCCGCCGTGTCGTCCCCGATCGCCAATCCGCTGCCGCTGCATCAACAGAATGAACCAAAGTTAACACCGTCCAATCCAGTTACAACCGGACTTGTGGGTAAAGCTCAGATGCTGACGGCGAGGTAAGCTTCGCTGACTGGCGGCACGGTGCTATGCGTGCGTGTGATACGAAAAGCCTTAGCTAGTGCTAGTATGATGATGTTAGCGTGCTATTTTCAAGTATCCTGTACTTTAAAGGGAACCCCATGATTTATCGAGGATGGCCCTCCCGAGAAACCTTAAATTCTCAGGTTCGGCGGCCGATCAAAAAAGCGTTACGCTTACTTATAGTAACGCTTGTCGTGGCTGGATGTGCACCCTCGTTTGGCCCAGAAAAAATAGCTAAACAAGAAGTCGTTTTGTATTCAGATGTTAATCAGACTTCGGAGATGACTGTTCCAGAAGGTACAGCTTGTCGTATCAGTCAGCGTATGTCGCACGGTAAAGTATACGGCTTTCATTGGACGGAATGTGAAAATGGATTTAAGGGCTATCTAATGGTTGGCGATGAGAAGATATTTGATTAAATATTCTTTTCATAACCATAGACACGCTAATTCTTTGGGTATGAATTCACCTGGATGACCGATTTTGAATGCTTTAGAAAATTATCAATATCAGCTGGAGAATATATTGTTCCAACAGTCCAACGCGGATCAACAACGTTAATACCAATATCAGCGAAAGACTTGACGATCTCAATAGAACAACTATGATCAAGAACGCTATATTTTTTATCTTCCACGATTTTATTGATCACAGAGCGAAACAATTTTATTTTATCTTCTTCGCTTAATTGAATTACATATCCAATGCTGCTTCGCCCGAGCTGTTGTTTTTCCATATAAGCCTCCTTACCACGAATATCCCAAGCAGCTGGCGCTCTACCATAGATTACGCCACCAATATTGATTGCGACATGGCCAAATTGCGATCCTGGGTGAGTAAGAAAACTGTCACTAATAATTATTTCTACTTTATTGTCAAGAAATCCGTCATGCAAATTACGAGCTCCAATCCAGTCTAACATTGTTTTGGCTGCATCACGGCTACGACTCGGGAAATTGAGAAAATTATGGTAAAATTTTGATAGGTAAGCTTCTTTGAGTGTCGGCATCAGACGTTGATAGGTTTCAGCCAGTTGAAACTTAACATCAATTTCGTGGCGTCGAGCTTTAGCATAGTTATTTTCCCATTCTTGATAGAAAAAATGTTCTCCCAGCACAGAAAGCGTAACGCTTAAGCGATCTAGTCTCTTTTCCTCAGTATTGTCGCTTGGGTGGTTGTAAATATTCTGGAGCTTAAATCTGTTGACGTATTCAATTAATTTTTGGTCAGCTTGTGCTTTGGATTCGCTTACTTGTTGCTTCAAAACTCTAATTTTTTCGATGTTTTCTGAAAATTTAATTTGGTCATCGTCTGTTAACTGGCTGATGATAAAATCAGCGTCGGGGGATAGTGATGCTATATGGTGGTCCAGGTCCTTTACTCGACTATATAGAAGATGGGGACATGTAAATTGTTTGCGATTGGCATCAACATGAGGTAATTGTGGACATGCCACTGGAGCGTTGGAAATCTGCGGTGGAAAATTCCAATTAATTCTAGGGGCGGTGACGTTAATGGGGGGTAAGGTGAATTTTTTCATTTAATCTCCTGTCGTTTCGGCGTATACTTGAACAAGGTTCTTCCTCTTGGTTACGGCAAGGGGTGGAAACAAGAAAGCCCCAACCGCTGCTAACGGTTCGGGGCTTTCGCTTTTATGACAACTTTTTGGTGGCTACTACACGTTCATACCCTTCACGCCGGGTCAGCGGTGCGTCCTTGCCGTGAGAATCAAAGCTTGACGCACTGCCGGGGTTGTTGCGGACACTCAACGGCTTGTCCTGGCCTACGACCTGACGGTCTGGATGGCCGATGAGTCGGTCAACAAAAAAGCCCTGGCCGATTAACCCGGCTCAGGGCTTAGAAATCGCGCCTTTCAACCCGTTGTTTCGTCTGGACGTCAAAATCCAGCCTTTCACAAACGATACAAAAAACTGGGGAAAATGTAAACTTTTATTAAGTAAACTAAAAAGTTTACATTTATTACATTCTGTTACATTTCGTTTTTTATCGGGATCAATTATCTGAATACGTCTGATTTGAGAAGCAAGACAAAGGCATAGCTCACCACAATCATCATGCAGCACCTAAAAATGCACCGTTTTCTAGACAAAAAAGCTTGCGCTTCGCCCAGCCTTGTACGATACTTGTATCACACTATCCAAGGAGCAGAGCGCTATGGCCCTTTCAATTCGACTGCCTAGCGATGTGGAAGCCTGGTTGAAGAACCTGGCCGAACTGACCGGGCGCACCAAGAGCTTTTACATCACCGAGGCGATTTGCGAACATCTCGACGACCTTGAGGATTTGTACTTGGCCGAGCGTGAGCTTGAAGCGATCCGCGCGGGAAAATCTGATACCGCACCGCTCGAACAAGTAATGAAACACTATGGCATGGWRGRKKGAATTATCGAGCCTGGCACGCAAGAATCTTAAGGAACTTGACCCGCAAATATGCCCGCCGKTATACCTGGCCTTTCTACATGAGCGTGTATCCGTAATGGACGACCCCTCGCAGCATTGGCGAAGCCCTCAAAGGTTCGCGCTTGGGGGCTTTCTGGAAATACCGTGTCGGGGATTGCAGAATTATTGCTAATATCGAGGACGGTACTTTGCGCATTCTCGTTGTGCGAATCGGAAACCGCCGCGAGGTGTACCGATGAGCAGCAAAGCGAATCAAAGTTTCAGACCTGCTCCCGATCTCGCATCAAGCGGTGTGAGGCTGCATACACATTCTCCCGCACCCGGCGCACGGCTTTGAAAAAACCCATGCGCGAGTAGCCCAGTTCATAGGCTGCTCGTTTAATCGGGCGGACGTGGCCCAAATAGAATGCCATGAACGCCTGTTTGGATCGCCCTTCTGGGTATGCCTTCAACGCCATGTTGAATAAATTCAGCGCAACATCTAGTTCCGCATCACGCTCATCGCCCAGCCCTGCCGGTTCTCTAAGCCGTAGCAAAATATTTTTCGGCCGCAATGGTGCATAAAGTCGCCGCGTCCTGCTCCACTCAACCCAGCGCAAACAAAACTCATGCAGCGCCTGGTTATCTCCGTTCATGTTTTTCCACTTCCGTTACCCTTATTGCTTGCAATATGGGATGCACGAGCCGCTACAGTTACCTGTTGCCGTTCATGCTTTCGCTTCTTTCGCTTTACAGACGCGAGCCATAATTTTCTTTATCTCGCCAAGGTTATCCAGCGCAGCCGCCCGGTCCGCTGGTGATTGCACCGCGAGCAAGGGGGCTGCGTTTCCGGTCAACAGGAACTGTCTCACCGGTCCGTCTACGGGTGCGGGCAGTAGCGCCTTGGCGTGCTCGGGCGTCAAACGGCCCGTCTCAACCGCACGCGTGATAACCGCCCGTTGTTCGTCCTTGTCGAGCCCCAGCGATGCAAACCATCTGACGGGCTTGGCTGCGTTGCGCGCGTCCGTCACTAGCCTCGTGTATGCTTCCAAGAACGCCATACGAGCCGCCACCTGTTCCCCTTCGCTCAGGAGGTTGCGCACGAGGCCCCAGGCCTGCGCCATCTCGTCGGTCATCATGACCGTCGCATTGGCGTCACGCGGCAACGTTGCCCATGCCTCCTGCGGCCCTGGACGGCCATCGTCAATCCGTGACAGGATCTCCGCGAGCGTTAGCCGGCCTTTGATCTCGCGTCTACATTTCGACAACGCAACAATCACTGCTTGCTCGTCAAACGCCGCCAGATCAGCCACCAGCATCTTGGCTGCCGCTTCGCTCAGGTTTGTGCCGCACAATTCGGCCGTGGCCGCCACCGCCTGGATCAAGTCAGCCGCCGCCATTGACCGCCTCCGCATCCCGCAGGATTCGCGTCCACATATCACCCGTCGCCTGCAACCGATCCGCCTCGCGTGCCTGCGTCTCTGTCACCCTGCGATTTGTCACCCATTCCGTCCTCAACGCTTCCGCGTCGGCCAGCAGGCAGTCCACCGGATGCATCTTTTGCACGTAGTAGCGCTTATTGCTGTCCACGTACCAAGCGGCTACACCCGGCGCTTCCTCCTTGCCAAGGCGCTGCAACAGCCGCGATAGCTGGCCATTGACCTTCGCGTTACGCACCGGCAACGCGCCGTATCGGCGCTGGTAAGCAGTCGCGTAGGCGTGCCAGATCCCGGTTGTCGGCACAGGCGGCTTTTCCGCTTTAAGCTTTTTTGAGGGCGCCTCCGACGCAGTCGGGGGTAAAAGGGTTTTACTAGGGATCAGACAATCAGTCAATCCGTCAATCAGAGAATCAGAGATACAAGGGCCAAGTGCTTGTTGCTTGGGTGCGCAGTCCTTCACCCCAAGGTCACAAGGACTGTCTACCTTGGTAGCAAGTCCTTGGCTCCAAGGTGGTATCTCGCTCGGCGTTTCGTTCGAGTGCGGCTTCTGATGCTTCAAAAACGTCAGAATTTGAATGTATCCGACGCCAGAGACGGTGTACCGCACAATGAAACCCTTGGACTGCAAGCTATTAAGCAGTGCATCCGCGTCCACATCGTCATACGGCAGCGCTTTCACTTTGATCTTCTTCGGTCGATCTTCAAGACGGCCTTCGCGATCCGCCAGCATCCACAGATAAATGAAAAGGAGTCGGGCAAACGGATCCAACTCGGCTAAATCCTCGTTTTCCATAATGCCGGGCTTGATGTTTCGTGCACGGGCCATGCTTAGCTCCATTCAACCGTCTATGATGTGCGACGCTTATGTCGTCAGTTTCGACTGTTCAAGCATGGTGACGTCGCGCGCGCTTGGGCTGCGCGTGCAACCGGCACCAGCCTGAGAGGTTGACCACGCAAGCGGCAGCAAAAGCCTGTATTTCAATCAATGTGCAATGAGCTTTTTTCATTCCATCCTCCCCGTCAGCAGCTTCTTGAGCAGCATGTTTTCCCGCTCGAGTTCGTCGGTTTTCTCGCGCTCCAGGCGCAGACGCCGCTCCATCTCGGTCTCAAGCGGGGTAAGGTCATACCCTCGCGACCGGGCCAGCCAGATCAACGGCGCCTCGTTGCCGCACAAGTCCATGAAGGCGTTTAGCTTGTCCTGGGGGAAGTAATGTTGGCCGCTTCTGGTGATGCGCGACCACTGCGCCACGTCGGCGACGATGCCCTGCTTTCCGACGATCTTCTTGTCGTCCAAACCGGACATCTGCTGACACAGGCGGATGGCCGCTGTCAGCGACGGTTGCGCGTCGATGCAGCGTATGTCCACGCGCTGCATCTCCGGCTTTAAGTTCAGTTCTCGCTGCATCGATGCATCTCACGTCAAATCGTTTGTCTCGTGTTGTGTCGTTGTTTCGAGGAAAATTTTTGGTATGCCATGACCGATTACTCGGTAGCTTCAACGGCATCGTGACTTTAGTGAAATCCTGTGTACTTTCTCCGGCCCCGACAGTCAGTAGGCGTTCTTCCCCCCCGGTGACTCTCATCGACAACCTCTCTTGTCAGCGCTTGTCAGGACCAACGTTTAAGCTTGGCGCTGAAACGCCAAGCTTAAAAAGGAGCGTCTAATATTGGGAGATTTACCCACAAATTTGCAGCGCAGCGAGACCTGCAATCTGCGTAAAACGTCTCGCTAAATGGTTATCACGGCATCTTTCTATTGATGGTTTTTACTGCAAGTTCAGGCCAAATTTCTCGCCACTTGTCGGGGAATAATTCTTCGCGTGTAACGAGGCCCCCAGTCTCGCGCTCAATCGGCCACCCAAACTGAACAGGTATAGGTCGATAGCCTGAAGCCCACCGACTAACGTCAGAGGCATGAGCGCCGATTTTTCGGCTGAGATCGGCTAGGCGACCGCGCTTCTCAAAAAGGTATGCTTTAAAATCCACGCCGCAATATAGCAAATTGCTAAATACATATCAATAGCAATAGGCACATTTCCTTTGTTATCTCAACGCTATGCAATATGCGCCATGAAGACGATTGCAGAGATTAGGCGGAGCAACCTGTTGCTGGCGATTGAGCGCATGAACGGCTCACAGACGCAGCTTGCGGAGGCCGCAGGTGTATCACCTGCCTACTTAAGTCAAGTAAAGACAGCACAGCCGAACAGCAAGACGGGGCGACAACGCTCAATGGGAGATGACATAGCGCGGCGCATAGAGAAAGCCATCGGAGAAGCGGAAGGATGGATGGACCAATCACATGATGATGATTTTGTCAACCCCCAGGTTGCAGAAGCGAATCAACCACTTGTGTTTGGTTCAGCCCGTGAGCGTCGAGCTAGGTTACTTGCCGAAACTCTTTTGAATATCTCGGGGGGTATGCGGGATACGATCGAACGCCTGATTGAAATTGACCAAGTAGGAGGCGCACAACGTGAGATGGTGATTGCTGGCGTAAACTATATCCTACGCTCGCAGCGGGGCGCCCCAAGCGTTGGGCAGTCGAAAAAAAAGACAAAGTAACATCGATTGCCATAGACCCCAAGAACGCGCCCGCTCCTTCATTTCCATTGTTAACGAAACTGGGAAAATGGGGAGCACATAGTGACAGCTGAGAGTAAACGAACAGTCCTATATGCCATAGAGGGCCAAGCGAACAAGCCAACTGAAAGTCCGTGCGAGACATGCGAAGTACTGCGGCAACTGGAACACGTGAAGATGTGCCTTCGCGCCGCTATGCTAGCCGTCGATTCGGAAACAACCGAGCACCCACCACCAGAGAGGAGGCCATGAGGAGGCGCATCGCTCAATCCTTTGCTTGCAGGTGCCTAGATAGTTAGCCCTAGCCCACAAATGGCCCGCTGAGTGCGGGCTTTCTTGTATATAAATTTTAGCTCTTGGCAAAATTTTTCTTGCTATGAGTTTAGCATATTGCTATAGTTACTCAACAGCACAAGGTGCCCCGGTAGTTCTCCGGCGATCTTTAACAATCGAAGTCATGCATGTGCCTCCCAGAAGGGACTCGCCATGCCGGCCCTATCGCTTGGCCGAAACGTGACGCCAGAAGCCCCGCGCTAGGCCGAAGTATTGGCTACCGGAGAGCAGGAAGCGACAAAGGTCACGGAAGCGATACTCGACCGCCGGAGAAACCCGGAACTGCCAGCATCAGGAGTGGCCGCGGTGCCCGGCGGTTGTATTCAATCCAATGTTGAGTAAATGGCGTTGTGCGGCTTAGAAAACAGGCGCGCGACAAAGAAAGCATAGGTTCGTCTCCCAATACGTCAGAGTAGCGCCCGGCTACAGCGTCATTTACTGAACACAACAAGTACCTAAGCTTCAAGCCGAGCGATACAAAATTAGTAGTGCATACCGTATAGCGTTGATTAACCACTGTTCCTTCGATACGCAGCACTTATCAATAGGTAAAGGAGGCAGCTATGACCCTCTATGCAGATATAGACCAGCTTCGTGACTACCGCTACGCCCGCGAAAAGGCCGAAATGGACGAGCGCGCAGACGCCGAGACGGAGCGTGATGAACTCATCGCGTCCATCGCCAAAGAGAAGTTCGCAAGCAAGGTCAACAGGCTGACGTATGACGACATCGTGGGCGGGATGCATAGCGCGATGCAGTCGAAGCACGGCGAAGCGCTGCGCACCGCATGGCTGATGGGCGACGCTCAGTTTGGCGCGATGGTCAAAAGCATTGTGCTGGACACGATGCTCGAGGATGCAGAAACAGAAGCTATCTGCGATGTCAAAAATTTAGAAAGGACGCACTGAGATGAGCAAGATAACGATCAGCGCAGAAAGCAAGCACCCCGCTGGCCTAAACGATGCCAAGGACATCACCCCGCCGCTGTGGGATCGGATGCTCCTTCGGTCTGGAATGTCGGATAGCGCCGTCGCGCTCGCATGCTTTGCAATCACGCTAGGCGTATTGATTGTTGTGAATCTCGATAGGTAACAGCGTGCGCCTCATGCCGTTTGGGCAAAAAGGTTACTTCTTCAGAAAAACGATCTGATTAGGAGAGATGTCGTGCTAGCAACCGTCACACCGAGCATCCATTTGAGGAGCAACGCTTCGCCTTTGGCTTCCGCAAACCTCTTATCAAGGTCGCCCCTGACTTCCGCGAACCTTTTATCAAGCTCGCTCTTGACCTCCGCGAATCCCTTGTCCACCTTGGCATCCAAAACGGCCAAACGTCTATCCATCTCGGCAAAGCGCTTGTCTATCTTGGTTTCCAAGTCAGTCAAATGCCTGTCCATGTGGACATCCAGGCGGCTCTCAAGTTTTTCCAGCTCAGCGTGCAGGTCTGCTTTAGTCACAAGCTGGTTGAGGTTGGCTTCGAAGATATCCGCAAACACCTCGGCCTCCGCTTCAGCCTGTGCGGGTGGCACACCGGCCGTCTTGAGCCGGTTAGCAAATTTCAGTGTGTCAAAGGCGATGGCGGTCATGGCGAAATATCAGAAACAGAGCCAGATATCACGCAGCATAGCACAAATCTGTCCCCTTCCCCGCGGCGTTCGCAGATGCATCGGGGCATCCTGAATCCTGCCGCCCTTGACACGAGAAAGCACATGACCACTGATCACGGCCCCGACTACCGACAGCAACAGGAATTACAGGAATTTCTTCAATGGCACGAATCGCAAGGAGTCGAAAATGAGCATCGCAACGCTGATTCTCGGTCAGAGCGGAACCGGAAAGTCTACCGCCCTCTGCAAGATGGACCCAGCACACACCCTGTTGATTCAGACCATCCGTAAGCCGCTGCCTTTTCGCGCAGCAGGATGGACTTATCACACGAAGGACAAGGCGGGCAACATCTTCGTGTCGGATCAATCCCAAAAGATTGTCACGGTCATGCAGCACACCAGGCGCAAGGTCATTGTGCTGGACGACTTCCAGTACATGCTCGCCAACGAATTCATGCGCCGCAGCGACGAACGTGGATTTGACAAGTTTACCGAAATTGGCCGCCACGCATGGGACGTGCTTTGCGCTGCTGGCACGCTGCCCGATGACGTGCGCGTTTATGTGCTCAGCCACACCGAAGAAGATCAGTCAGGCACCACGAAGATCAAGACGATCGGAAAGATGTTAGACGAGAAGATCACGATCGAAGGGATGTTCACCATCGTGCTGCGCACCGACGTGACCGATGGCGAATACACCTTCACCACGCGTAACAACGGACGTGACACCGTTAAAAGTCCGATGGGATTGTTCGAATCGGACCGTATTCCGAATGACCTGTCGGCGGTCGATCACGCCATCACCGCCTTCTATGAACTGACCGAAACCGCCTGAACGGAAACACATCATGTATGCACTCGATCCAAACGCAGCACGTCAAGCCGATGAACGCAGTGGACGCATCACTGACATTGGAAAGTATGTGGGGATATTCACCCGAGCAGAAGACGTGACGAGTGCCAAAGGCACCCGTGGCATCGACTTCACGTTCGAGACACCAGAACGCTTGAGCGCAAATTTCACGCTTTGGACCATGAAAGCACAAGGCGAACCACTGTTCGGCTTCAAGCAGTTACAAGCGCTGATGGCGTGCCTGCGTATCAAGAGCATCACGCCCTCTCACGCCATCGTAAAGAAGTGGGACCGGGAAACGAACAGCGTTCAGGATTTTGACGCCGAGGTGTTCAAGGATCTTATGAACAAGCAGGTAGGCATTTTGTTTGAAACCGAGGACTATCTAAAAAAGGACGGAAGCATCGGAACCAAAGTCGTGCCCGCCGCCTTTTTTGAAGCCTCGAGCGGATTGATGGCTGGAGAAATCCTCGATAAAAAGGTCGAACCGACACAACTCTCAAAGATGATTTTGGCGCTTCGCCATCGTCCGTTGAAGCGCGTGGCGGGACAAGCCTCCCAGCCAGGCGACCCTACACCTGGCGCTGACAGCTCGTTGGACACGGATGGCGACATCCCCTTTTAAGGAGTTGACGTGAGTGACCTGACCTTATACCAAATTGCCAATGAGTATCGACATGCGGCCGATAGATTGGTGGAACTTGATCTCGATGAGCAAACCGTAGCAGACACGCTTGAATCAATCAGCGGGGAATTCATTACTAAAGCTCAAAACATTGCGTTCTTGATTCGCAACCTTGAAACGTCGGCCGAACAGATTCAAGTTGCAATTGAAGAAATGCAGATGCGCGCGCAAAAATACGCAAATCGTGCAGAGCGAATCAGAGCATATCTGCTGCAAAACATGCTGATGAGCGGCGTGCAAAAGCTTGAATGTCCGTACCTCAAGCTTACCGTGCGTGAGAATCCTGCCAAGGTCGTCATCGATGACGAGCGCCAAGTTCCAATGGCGTACATGACAGACCCGCCACCTCCACAACCAAAGCCAGACAAAAAGTTGATCGCACAGGCAATCAAAGACGGGAGCGGCGTGCCGGGCTGTCGGCTCGAACACAGCCAACGCCTCGAAATCAAGCCGTAACGCAGATGTCTCATGCTTTGGTGAGACAACCGCCCGTTTGCCCAAGGAGAATCGGCACCATGAACAACCCGAACGGTGAAGGTATGACCATTGTCAAGAAATTCGAACTTATCGATGATCGATTTATTGTGTTCGGCAGTGCGCGAGTGTGCGAGGACGTACACGTGTCCGGCAACGCGAGGATGAAGTGACGGACCTTGCGGCACTTACGGGCGGGCAACCAGTACGTGCGCCCGTTCTTTTAGACAGAGCAATGACAACTCATGCCAATGCGCGGGAATGCGGAATGACACGCAGTGTGGTAGATGACGCAATGGCATGCATCGCTCTATGCAATGCACACGCAGCATCCCAGGATGACACCTGGAACAACACCTGTCCCTGCTGGAGATGGAGAGTGATATAGAGGCATTGGCTCAAAGGCATTATGGACTCACTGACCCTTACCGAACAAGAAATCATTGAAGCCACCGGCTACCGTCAGCCGTGCCGGCAACTTACCGCGCTACAGAAAGCGGGTATCCCGGCCGATCGGCGCCCCGATGGCAGTGTGCGCGTTTGGCGCCACCATATAACCGGCATCGCACAGCCAAGCAAGCAACGCAAGCGTCCGCAATTGACATCCGATATGGGAGCTATAGTGTGATTGGGCGTCGCAAAATTCCATCTCATTTGCCCGCTCGCGTGTACGAGAAGCATGGCACATGGTGGTTCGTGGATATCAAACGAAAGTGGCACAAACTATGTCGTACCACCGAAGGGATCGCATGCTTGTACGAGAAACTGGCTAAATATACGCGCGCATCGGACAGTTCGCGGTCAGCAGCCAATACGATGCCTGCTCTAATCGACGATTGGGTGCAAAAGAAGCTTCCTGACTATGCCCCAAAGACACGCTCAAATTATGCCAAGATGCTCAGTCTGATTCGCCAGGAATTTGGCCCTCAATGGCTAATTGAGGACGTGCGCCCTGCAGATGTCGCGCGCTTTCTCGACAAGCACTTTCACGACAAGCCGAACAGCAGCAACAAGTACAAAGCGTTGTTGTCGTTGATCTTCATGCACGCCATTCGGAAAGGATTACGCGATCGGAACCCAGCCCGAGAAATTGGCGCAGCCAAAGAAAAAAAGCGCGATCGGTACATTACAGACGCTGAACTGGAAGCAATCAGAGCCGCCATTGTCGAGTCAGGGAAGAACCTGCATTCCTCTTCTCGTTCCATTCTTTGCTTGATTGATCTGGCTTACCAAACCGCCCAGCGGATTGGCGACTTGCTTGCGCTCAACTGGCAGGATGTCACTGACGAAGGGATCTATTTTCATCCCAGCAAAACGGTCAATAGTAGTGGCGTGCGATTACTCATCGAAATGACACCCGAGTTGAAGGACACGCTCGATCTAGCACGTGGTGGAAAGGTTACGGCCATTGGACCAGTCATCTGCACACACAAAGGCAGTCGCTTCACCTATATTGGGGCTTATTCTGGCTGGAAACGCGGCTGTCAACGCGCGAGAAAAGCTTACGAGGACGGCTGCAATGAAAAAGGGATCGCACCCGATCCGAAATATCTGATTGGACTGCATTTCCACGATCTGCGGGCCAAGGCATTAACCGACCTGAAACGCCTGAAAGGTGCCGCAACAGCCCAGGCGCTGGCCGGCCACACGACCGAAGGAATGACGGCACACTACACAAAAGCTCGGGAGGTCGAACGTGTTTCGCCCGTGCCGATCAAGCGTGCAAGTTAG